TTATTTCTGTCAATATAAATACACATAGAAGGTGTTTTCTCTCGTGTATTAAATACAGATTTCATTTTAACATCTTGGCCTGTAAGTTTTTCTGTAAGGTTTAGATAGTGTTCAAATACCCACTCTCTTGGAACATCAGCTAAATCATATATTAAATTCTTTGTAGAAATCATAGCAACCCGATTTAATAAATAAAGGGGAGCTAGAATAACTCCCCTTTAAACAAGAGTTGTTAGTCTAAGCTAAAGTCTGAAGATTTTTTAGTTGGTGTAGAGAAATCATCATCATCATCACCAAACTTATCTACAGGTTTTACCTCAAGCTTCTTAAGGTGTTTACTTTCATCATATCTAATTACTTTTCCTTCTTCCACTTCACCAAATGCATACTTACCATTTTCTGCTTTTGGCAACCACATATCAAAATTAGTATATCCTGTTTTACCTACATATTCTTTACCAGCAATACAGAATTCTAGATATTTATCTTTAAACGGTGCAGTTTTATTAAATGCATTAATGAAATCTTCAATAGTTTCATGTTTGTTATGCTGAGATTGCATCCACTCATTGATACCTAGAGTTTTACAGAAATTCTGTAAAAAGATCAAGATTGATCTATCTCTTTGGATTTTAATACCAGATTTAGTTTCACCATCTGCAAATGCATACTGAGAAGCTTTAACTCTACCAATCTGACCTGCATAATGACCCTTTTCAGGATTATCTTTATCAATTGCAAAACCTTCAAATCCTTCAATAGGTTCAGTTTCTACATGCAAAAGTAAATGATATGCATTATCAATAAACTTAAATTGTTCTAACTCAAGGCTATTAATTTTTAATACCTTGTTACCTGGACTAATTGTTTTTGGTAGACTACTACTTCCTCCACCAAGATCTTCTGTACTTAACGCCATTTTACTTTACTTTTTAAATTATTAAACAAAAACTTTATCCCATGATGTCTTTAAAACACCATCAATCATCTCAGAAATTACTATTTCTTCATTACGTAAATGCTCTGGTCTTGCACCACAAGTAACTTCCTCATTTGTCTTAAAAGACAAAATAGTCTGATTACCCTTTCTGTACATGTACCCAATAGCATCTGCATTTGCACAAATCAAAGATTTAATTTTACCTGTCAAGTCTATATTAGCAGACATGACCATCTCACCTTTATCATCTACTACCTTGTCTTTAATGTGACCGGAAAGGATGATGGTAGGTGCTAAGGTATCAATAAAATCTAAAACTTGAAAGAATGCCTGCCGAATATATAAATATCCTGCACCATTTGGTAAAGTTGTTACATTGTCTCCATCATAATTTTTACCCATTGGGGTTTGTCTGTACAACTTTATTGCTAATGGCATAATCATATCTTCCAAAGCAGTAACAGTATCAATAGTAATATACTTATATGGATTACCAGCAGCTTTAATTGCTTTACCTGTATCCAATAATTCTTGTAAACTACTTACTTTTACTTTTAATGCTTCTACATAATCAGCACCATTCTCTAAATCAATAATCAGATTGTCATCAAGACCTGCATAAGCTGTTGTCTTACCAGTCTTAGGTTTAGAATAAATCACAATTCTCTTAGGATTTACTCTTTCTGCCTTTACTTTACTTGTTGGAAGTACTATACTCATATTATTTACTTTTTAGAGCTGTTGCAAGTTTCTTAAAGTTTTCTGCAATTTCTAATAAAATTTCAGAAACTTCATTACTTGTTTCTTTTGTTTTAGGAGTAAACTCCTCTTCAAAATCTGGAAAAATACTTAATGTGCTCTGTAGCTGAGGTATCTCTAGTGCTGCCTCTTCTTTTCTTTTCTCATAGAGAGCATAACTAATTTCTTGACCATTAGTCAATACAGCAGACAGTTCATTTACAGGAATAAGATATTTCCTATCCACTTTTCCATCAGGATCAACTGTCTCAGTAACATCATATTCTTCATGAAAATATGGGTTATACTTTAGTTTAAACAATTGACGTTCTGCTAACATAGGAACTATTCCGGTACTTCTACCATCATTATCATATGTGTTTTCGTAAAACTCAATATAGATATCTTCTCCTTTCTTTAACTCCCACTCAAAAAATTGTGATTGTCTACCAAACTTACCTTTCTTATAAAAAGCAGTTTTGATTGTAAAGAACGGATCAGCAAGTCCAATTGCTTTAAAGGTGTTCATATGGTCCATATAGAACTCCCTTTCTTTTTCTTTTCTTAGATTGTTGTTATTCATATTTATTAATTTACTTGGATTTTTTGTGCAACTTCTCTAGCAGGAGTTTGCATCTCTACTATTCTCATAATAGTTCTGTCTAGTTTAAAGAAACTAATTCTTGCAAGACCATTTCTAGATTTTAAGAAATGAAATACTAGAGTTTCAGGATCTTCAATTAAAAACTTTTCTGGACCATATTTATTTATCTTTCTCACAGCAGGTTTATTAATACCTATTACTACATCTGCATGCTGCAACAATGCATCAGAACCATAAATATCAGAATCAAGAACATAATTACCATATGTAGCTTCAACTTGTCTTTTAGTGTCATCTATATTTCTATTCAACTGACTTAGAACTACAAATGCTACAGGATAAGCTTTCTTCATATATGTCAATGCTTCACCAAGAGCACCTAACATTTCAAATTTGTCTTTTTGTCCAGTATCATTTTTAAATAATGCTGAGTGATCTATAGTAACAAGCATATTTCTGTACTTACCATCTTCTGTTTTGTACCTTTCAAATTCATGATGAATAGTGGCACACATCTCTTTCACAGTACAAGTATCATAAACTACATTTACTATATCACTTCCCGCACTTTCATGATAATATTCAACACATTTTTCAAATATCTTTCTATCAACCAATTTACCATTCTTGCTCATTAATGTATTGTAATCAGCACCTGTAATCATACCAAACCTTCTTATAGCACTTGTTTCATCAACCATCTCCATCTGAAACTTTAAAACTCTAAAGTCTTGATTTGGATTTTTTACTATAATATCAGAAACCAACTGTTCCGCAAAAAGGGTCTTACCTATTCCTGGTCTTGCACCAATTACTGTAATAGTTTTCCACTCAAGTCCATCACAAAAAGCATCATTAAATTTTGGCCAAGCACTAATAAGAGATGGTATTTTACCTTCTCTTCTTGCTTTCATTTTAATCAAACCTTTCTCAAGACCTTCTCTTTCACTAACAGGTAATAATGGTCGTGCACCATCAAATAACTTTCCCATAAATTTTACATTTTAGTTATACAATAAGATCAGAAAATAAAACTACATCATCATCTGGATTATCTTTTAAGAACTCACAATATGTAGCTAAATCTGAATCCCAACTTTTGTCTACATTTTGTTTTCTCAAAAAGTATTGAGCAGTTCTCATGTATTCATAGTTTTTAGATTCATATTCTAGTACATATTTTTGTGTTGCTGCAAATATTGTTTCCCAATCATAACTATAAGTATCAAAAAACCATCTAAATGCATTCTCAAGACCTTTAGCAGGAACTCTTGCATATTTTCCAGAAGACAACTTCTTATTAGGAAATATGGTGACATATGCCTCAATGTTTTGCATAAAATTATGACCCATTAAATCTTTAGAAGTTTTCTTTTTAGATTTCTTAAAATAACCATCAATCTCAGTAGTAAAGATAATGCTTTTATCTGTTAATGTCAAGTCTTCATTCAACCAATTTTCAGAAATTAATCTTCTAATTTCTAAATCTTTATTTACAAAAGAACAGGGAACAATACCATCTTTTATACAATATAATATGTAATAACTATTGGGAGTTATATTCTCTCTAACTAATTTTATAAATACATCTTCCATACTACCAAATTATTCTATTACCAGTATTTTTTTCAATAATTCCAGATACTTTATTAAAGACATTATTACTATCCCACTTAGAGCCATTGTAAACAGCAGAAGCAGGATGTTTAACAGTAAACTTATGGTTATTGTCCCCAGTAAGTTCAGACCACTCTTCAGCTTTTTTACCCATGTAAACATATATCAATCCTGGATTATAATTATTTAACAAATCTAATAAATAAGCAGTAAATGGCTTCCAAATATCATAATGACTACCAATTTTACCAACTTCTACTGTAAGAGCTGTATTTAACATTAGTATGCCTTGATTAGACCATCTTTTAAGATCAAGATCTTCACTTATAACATGATTATCATAAACTGTTCTATCTACTTCTTGTAAAATAAACTTAAGACTTGGCTGTAATTTATTTGTATTACTACAACTAAAAGATATACCATCTGCAACACCTAATGTAGGATAAGGATCTTGACCAATTATTACAACTTTTAATTTGTCATATGGACATTCTTCAAATGCTCTAAATACTTGTTTTAATGGTGGAGTAAATCTTTTACCTTCTGTAGTTAGTGTATAAAGTTTAGTTAAAATATCAGTAAACTCAGAACTAAATATAAAAGATTTAAAAATCCTACTCCAACCACTGGGCTCAAGTTTATTAAACAATTTTTGTTTAATTTCATCAATTTCATTTTCTGTTTTCATTTTTTCTTATATTTGATAAAAATTAAAATCATGATAAAAGCAAAAGAATTAAAAGATGATGCAATATTAGACATCAAAGTAAATAAAAGTTATTACTTAATGGCTAAAGCTGCTTCTTTCACAATATTACAACAAATGAATATTGCAGATAAAGGAGAAGAGTATTTTAAATCAATAATGACTCAAAAATACGAAAATCTTGATGATCTTCAAAGAGCATTTTATACTATTATTCTTCTTCTTGCTGAAATAGAAAAAAAAGCAACTGATGAAAATCTTTATACAGAAAGAGAAATTCTTGAACCTGGAGACGAAGGTTACATAGAACCTACCCAAGATTCAAATTAAATTGCTCTCTTCCTATTTGCACACAAGATTCTATTGCAAGCATCAGGTCATCTTTACTACAATTAGCAAATGATTTACCAGTTAAACCTGATGCATCTTTAACTATTCCTTTTACTTCATCAAAAGTATACCCGGATTCTTTTGCTATTTCTCTAATACAAGCATGTACTTTTGCAAGTTGTGCTTTACTATGATCTGTTCCAACAAGATCAATATACATTTCCACAACCTGACCTTCTTTAATTTTGTCCACAAATATCTCATATGATAATTTGTCTTTTGGACTATTAAATACTAGTTTTCCATTCTTTTTTATAAATCTACCACTAAACATGATTATTAACTTCTAGGATTAACAGCTTCTATAAATCTCAAATACTCTTCTGGAGTATTGATCTGTATTGATGGTATTTCAAAACACCCAAGTTGCCAATTATTATCCCTTACATCATCACTATCTGTACTGTGTAGAGCTAAATTTGGAATAACTTCCTTATGATAATAATAATAGTCATACCCATTTTGACTTTCATCATTGGTAATGTCTACTTTCTCAAAACCCAAGTTTATTAAATCTTCTTCTGTCATTTTTCCATCATTGTTTCCATGAATACTGTATGGTTAAGAATTTCAAAACCATATGTTTGCCTTACTTGAGTGTAGTTAGCATTTTCCTTAGAATAAACACCTTTCTCTTTGATTCTTAAGTCTCTTAAGTTCTTAATAGTTAATGTTGCTATGTGAAGATTATCTTTGTCATCTGATTTCATCATCTTTACAACATTTTGTACTTCTGTTTCAGTTAAATATTCAAATTTCTTAAGTAACATTAACTCAGCCATATATATAAAGGGCCGGAAATCATCTTTCTTAGTTCCCTTATGATACATATACCATAGATAGTTTAGATTATTATCATGACCATCTGTCATATTATAGTGTTCTTCTGATATTGCTGCTACTAATTCTTTTATTTCTTTCATTAGTTCAAAAACTTTTAATGCTTGATATGTTTTTATATCAAAATATGTATCTGATTGTGTTCCACGGAAGAATGGAGTCATGTAAAGTTCTAAATTCTTCAATGTATTTAGATTTACACCCGGTCTTGTACCTAATATTTCTTCCTCCAAACTCAGAAGTTTTGGGTTCTTGTATGTGTGGATTCCAAAGAATTTCTTCGCCCAGGATCCCATTTTTCTTGTTGTACTCATGTTTATCTTTATTATGTGTAAGAAATATTACTTCAGCTTTGACAGATTCATTATTCCATCTATATATGCTAGAATAAGCATCTACTAAGTCAAATAATGCTTTATAATCATCTAACCAATTGTCATAAACTATTACTGGACTAAAGTTAAGATGTACTTCATAACCAGCATCTATAAATGATTTTACTACATATAATCTACCTGCTATTGGAGTAGTGCTAGGTTCTAATCTCTGTCTAATCTTTTCAGGTATAAGACTAAATCTAATTCTAATTTTACCTTCTGGATTAAAATCTAGTAGATCTGCATTCACATACTTAGTAGCAAATGAACCCATAGCAAGTGGATGATCTCTAAAGAACTTAAAGATAGTTTCCCAGTCATGATATTTAGCATGTAGAGCAAAGTCTTCATTACATGAGATATCATAAGTAATATATTCTCCTGTTTGATTAGGTTTTTGCACATCAGCAAACCAAACATGTGAATTAATCTCTGTCAGGATATCCATAGTATTTGTAGCTATAGATAATCCTTCCGGTTTGTGTCTCTTCATATAACAGTATCCACAGTTATAAAGACACCCATGACCAAAACTAGGTGAAATAAAATCTGTACTTCTACCTGATGGTCTTATTTTAAGTGATTTTCTGGTAACTTTTTCTACCAGACTCACTTATTTAAATCAATTTGATGATCACCAAGTACTTCATAGAACTTATCTCTGATTTTCTCTACCATCTTCCACTCTTCCTCACTAAGCTCTTCATATTTCCATAGTGTTCTGAGCTCCTGAGAAATGTCCCATAGAGCTGAGTACATATTACTACTCTGTACAGCCAGGTCAAATTCATGCTGATCATCAGGTAGGTTAAATTCAAGTGTTGCTTTCATAGTGTTTGATTTTTCATACGTTAACTTGTTTTTTCATACTTAATGCTTAATATATTACTCATAGTTTTTCTTTGCAAATTGTACCATAAAGTGGTATAAATTGTTTGTTTTTACTAAACTCATAGGTTTAAAACCTGTTATTTCTTTTTAACTTATAAGTCTACAATGTCCAGTTTTTTTACTAATCTACTGGACATTAAAAGGACAAATTCATGTAGTATTGTGCTTTTTATGACCACTTGTTATGCAATATAAAGCACTATATGTTAAAAGTTTGGTCAAAATAGACTTAATTACCATAAATAGTGAAGTATACAGCACTTAATCGGATATTTACCGTTTATCTGTCGCAAATTTAGCAAATATTTGAGACAAAAAATTAGTCAGATGTCTCTATACCCATAATGTTTTCAAGGTCTTTCCATATTGCCTCAGCCTGATCCCCCCAGTAGAAATCACACTTAAAACTATTATCAGTTTTTTCATATGGTGG